AGACTATCTTATCATCAATGGTTCTGATGAAGGTAGGATGATTGATACTCTTAGAACTAAATTGACACAATTCTGTTCTACTATTTCATTGTCTGGTGGCCGAAAGGTTGCAATAATTGATGAAGCGGATTATATGAATCCCGATTCAGTTCAACCAGCGATGAGGAATTTCATAGAACGATTTGCCGATAATTGTTCTTTTATTTTTACTTGTAATTACAAAAATCGTATCATTGAACCCATTCATTCACGTTGTGCAGTTATTGATTTCACTCTTGATAAGGATGAAAAACCAGTAATTGCATCTCAATTTATGAATAGAGTTGAGCATATTCTTTCTGATGAAACTATTGTATTTGATAAAAATGTAATTGCAAAACTTGTTCTCAAACACTTTCCAGATTTTAGGAGAGTTTTGAATGAGTTGCAAAGGTATTCAACTTCTGGTGAAATCAATTCTGGTATTCTTGCAAATATCAAAGAAATGAATATGAGGGAGTTGATAAATTCATTACGTGAAAAAAACTTTTCAAATATGAGACAATGGGTTGTTTCTAATGTTGATAATGACCCAGCATCAGTCTATCGTAAAATATATGATGAGCTATATAGTGTAACGGAAAAAAGTTCTATTCCACAAGCCGTCTTGATAATTGCAGATTACCAGTATAAATCCGCATTTGTTGCAGACCAAGAAATCAACCTTGTAGCGTGCCTTGTTGAGTTAATGGCAGAATGTGAATTTGTATGAGTGAAATATTTAAGAAGTATGGTAACGTTCCAATATTCGGGAAACGCATTCTTCACGTAGCTTCTCCTGTTCGTTGGAAAGGGAGTAAATATGTGGTGGAGAGATGTTCAAACTGGAAAGTGATGATGGATACGGTGGATTTTCTACCAATGTGCCATCACTATATTATGGTTCCAGAATTGAACACTCTCTCCCCTTCTGACCGTCTGTATTCAATGGATAATGTAACGATAATTCCGTTTCCTTATCCTCAATCTGTTATGCAGAATCGTGCTAATTTTGATGGTAAAACATTTTGTCGTATCTTTTCAGGAAGACAAAAAGTAGAATTTCGTCCTGGCGAATTCATTACACTGGAAACATCATCAATTGATATTGATTTTGTGTTCACACATCAACCAGAAATTCTTACAAATGTTCTTTGGAATTTGTTGTCTCTACGTTATAGTATGAACAACACAGATGCATTTGCATTTTTTCATTGGGTTGATTGTAATGCATCAAGTCCGGCACCAGCATTTCCACCTACATTTTTCAGACAATTTGAAGCCATTGATAGATGTAGTAAAATCTTTTTTCATTCTGACGCTAGTGCAGAATATATTCTTTCAAATTTTGAAAAAGTATCGCATGTTTTGGTTCCAGATAAAAAGGTTTTGATGGATAAGATTGCAAAATTTCCACTTAAAGCAAAACCATTTCCACAAACAAATGGAGAGTATTGGAGTTCTCCAGTTGGTAAGAAAATAATTGCATTCAATCATCGTTGGAATGAAACAACTGGAGCGAGACAACTTCATAAGATGATGGAAGGTTTGCCAGAAGAATATCAAGTTTTGGTTACTGATGAAAAAGTCAAGAAACCATTGTCTGGTTATTCACCAGTTGAGACATCTGGATTAGAGGAACTTGAAGAAAGTCAAGAAGAATCGGTATTTGAGCCTGGTAGATTTAAGTATGCATATGATGGTATTCCTAAATCTTTGATTGGTTCTTTTGAATTGTATTCTGATTTTCTACGTGGTTCTTATGCATCGGTTGCATGGATTAAAGGGTATGCAACTTGGAATCTTTCAGTACAAGACCCAATACAAGTGGGCACACCTACATTAGTGTATGATTCCCCTATGATGAGGGAAGTTCTTGGTGATAATTATCCTCTTTATTTTAAGACAAAGGGAGAATTTCAACAAAAATTGCAAAATTTACCAGATAATTTTTCTCATGATATTCCAAAACACGATGCTGTATTTCGGGACAATTTGGTTCAGGCCATGATTCAAAGTTGGAATCTCACCAAAAAAAATAAAGAAGGTTCGTTTTGTAAACCTTGGTTGTATTTTATTCTTAATGGATTGGAATATAAAAAAGATTTCTTATTTCAAACACATCGGAAAATGGTTGATGGCCAAGGTGGTAATTCTTGGGAAACAATTCGTAGATGGTGTTTGCAGTTTGGACTGAAAGATGATCCAACTTCTCGCCATACTCGTTTATTCATTCCAGATGATACTATTAAAGGGAAGATGATAAAACACCTTGAAGGTTTTAATAGTTCTAAAACACGAAAAGATGCAAATGGTAAGTTGGAAAAACACAAGGTTTTTCATAGTGAATTGAATAAAAGTAATGTAAGGTCATCTTTATCGGAGTTTATGTCATGAATCCATTTGATTTTGTAAAACAGATTAATCAAGGAAAGGTTAATCTGATGGATGAAACTCCTGAGCTTGAGAAGGAGTATAAGCAATTCATTATAAATCGGGCACTAAGTTTTAATCATGATACTGTTCTTTATGCAAATGAAATGAATTTCAACAACCATCTTGATTCAAAACTTCAATTTGACTTTTTTCTAAATACTATTAGACCTAAGAAAAGGTATAGTAAATGGTTAAAGAGAGAAAATAATGAAGTTCTTGAATTAATCAAGGTATATTATAAATGCAGTTATGCGAAAGCGAGAGAATATGCTACTTTACTCGATAGTTCGCAACTGGACATTATTAAACAAAGAATTGATACAGGTGGTTTGAAAGGATCAAAATGAGTGAAACAATTATCCAAGCGATGATTGAAGTGAAATTAAATGAGCCGGATGATTTCCTAAAGGTACGAGAAACCCTTACACGAATCGGAATTGCATCACGAAAAGAAAAAACATTATTTCAATCTTGTCACATCCTGCACAAGCAGGGTAAATATTACATAGTACATTTTAAAGAACTGTTCGCACTAGACGGAAAAACAACAAATTTTTCAGAGAATGATGAAGCACGAAGAAATACGATTGCAAATCTTCTCGCAGAATGGGAGTTAATCGAACTAGTAGAATCAGCAAAATCATCAGAACCTACGGTGCCATTGAGTCAGTTAAAGATTTTGTCCTTTAAAGAAAAGGATGAATGGGAATTAACTCCAAAATATAATATTGGGAATAAAAGGGATTCTGATGTTGACAATGAGCAATGATTTACATTATTATAAATTACATCCAGAAGTAAAAGACCCCATTCGTGCTACGAGGGGGTCTGCATGTTTTGACTTGTACTCTTTCTTACAAGAAGATAAACCAATTAAAGTATATTTAAATCAACTAGAAATAGTAGAAAATAAAAATAGACTAGTATTGAACGGAAGGGTACAAGTCAATCCTAATGAAAGAGTTTTAATACCTACAGGCCTCATTTTTGATATACCAAGAGGTTATTCGGTTAGATTATATCCACGATCCAGCCTTGCACTCAAACAAGGATTAACATTAGCAAATAATGTTGGGATTATTGATTGGGATTATGTTGAACCAGTTTTTGCAATGATTGTGAATATAAGTGGTGATGTTAAATATGTGAATCATAATGAACGTATTTGTCAGGGTGAATTATTTAAAGACCAACCATGTATAATAGAAGAGGTGAAAGATCGCCCAGAAACAAAAACGGATAGAAAAGGAGGATTTGGGTCAACAGGAAGGGGATAATCTTGACTATTATTCTGAAGAAATGGACAATTGCATCCGTGCAAGTAGTTTATTATATGCCAGATTATTTACACCTAGTGAACGAATTCATGTGGCAGACAGACGATCAAAGACCACATTATCCAAGGATTGAGAAATTTCTTGATTATTGGGATAAACATATTGATGGCCCAATCAAAGAAGTTTATATTCATGACCACGATGAGCAAAAAATCAGACATGTTGATAGAAGATATAAAATAAATTAGAATAATAGAAATGTACAGGTGAATAAAAAAAATGAAGTTTGATTTTGAAATAATGGAAATCGATAAAATTCTAGCAACAAAGTTTGTTCAGAAATATCATTACTCACCAGTAATGCCTAAACTCACAAAATACTTTCTAGGATTTTTTATTGATGGAGACTTAAAAGGAGTATTGACATTGGGTTGGGGAACACAACCAAGACAAAC